GTTAGGGTCTGTTTGGCCGCGCTGAATGTCGGCAATACCCATAATTTCGTAAATTTGGCCCTTTACTTGGTCCATTGCTGCGTATGAACTTTGCAGTGCAGCAGCAATAGGGGCAATATCTACTAGGTTAATAGCCCCAGCCATACCGCCTTTTTCGCTAAATGCTGCGTAATTCTTAACTGGCAGCAGGGCGTTGTTTTCACCTTCAGTAAACAAACGCTGCAGGCTAGGTTCAGAAGCATCGTAAACGCCCCGTACCCTAAGTGCCTGAATAAAGCCATCAATACGGTCTGCTAGTGTATCTAACTGCCGTGCTTGGTCTTGGTACAGTACATAGTCAGGTACAGGTATTAGGCTGTCCGTTGTTAATGTAGCAAACATGGGCTTTGGGCATGGCCAAAAGTTTTCTAATTGCAAGGGGTCATCCCTTACATCAAGAACCTTGCCCATTGACTTTGAAAGCCAAAGCACTTGGCCTGTGGTTTTGTCCCATATTTCATAAATAAGGGCTTCGCGTGAACCTTCACCCATCTTTTGGTTAAAGCTTTTACTTGTGTCAGGCTTGGTATCTAACGGTATTTTACCGCCTAGTTCTTCACCAAAGCGTTCTACAAGGGCAGGGCGTTCCATGTAAACCTTACGCCATACCGCAGTTACTTCTTCCCATGTACGGGCTACGGTCATGCCAAAGTCACGCCAATACACATAATCTACTGGGGCGCATTCGTACTCTATGCGTTCTTCGTTTTCACGGTAAATGCCGCCTTCGGTTTCGGCTTCGTCTGTATCTTCTGTTACTTGAAAGCCATCTTCAGGTGCGCCTTCACCCATGCCAGCCTGTTGGCCAACAATATGGGGTTCATACCGTACCCATGCAGTACCGCGCCCACCTAATAAGCGGTCTTGCACGGTTTGTTTCATTGCACTGGAATAGTCCCCGTAATGCTCAATTTCGTATTCAAGGGCGCGTTCTAGCATCATAGAAGCTACACGGCCAATTGGGTCATTGTCCCTAAACCTGCGGCTTACATCAGGGCGCGGCAGCCTAGCAAATACAGCAGGGGTAATGGTTTGTACATTGGACCATAGGATATTGAACTTAGCCTGTGGGTTGTTACGGCTGCGGCTTTCATCACGGTAACGCTTTACGATTTTATCTGCGCGGCCTTCCCATTCTTTAAAAGTTCTTTCGTATTGGGCTATGCAGTTATACCAATCTTCGTATGTATGATCCATGTCTATTCCTAGGTAAAGTTACCTACTGCTATTACTTCAGCACCAGCACCCGTAGTTACTTTCCAAGCACCATTTTTAGAAAAAGTGTTTACTTCAATGGAATAAACACCGATTGCAGTATTGGCGGCTACCAATACATGGGATGTAGTGTTATCTAACAGGCTTACAGTAGAAGTGGCTGTAGCGGATACAGTAATAACTAAGCGATGTAAATAATCGCCAGTTGCGCCTGTTGTGCCTAATACTTGGGCTGTTTGTGAAGCTGCTACATGCTCGTAGGGTAGTGCAAATGTTGCGGCTGCTGTTGTCATTTAAATTCTCCTGTTTACTATTTGGGGGGTTTGTTTCCACATTTCATTTAGCGTTACTTCAGTTTCGCCAACATGAAGGCCTTTAATGCGGCCATCTTTAAGAATAGGTGTTTCTTCGTCTTTCCAAACAATTGACATATACCTGAAAGCATCGCTGCCGTGTGACGTCCAATCGTGGCGCGGCTTATCTCTAAATACTTTTTTATCTTCATCGTATTCTCTTTGGTATTGGCGCAAACATTCAATGCCTTCTTCACATCTATTATCAAACCAAGCCCTAGTTAATGCAAGCCTTGTTGCCTGTATTCCGTCTTGTAATGACAGATTTGGAACAATTTTAAGGTGTTTTATGTCAATTTTTGCAGAAATTTGTTCAATTATGCTCTTTCCACCACTAGCTAGTGTTTTGGCCCTTGCGTCATGTGGCAGGTAATGTGTGCCATATTTGTACCCAAATTCATCTTCCTTTTGGCTAATTAAACCTGTGTAATAGGGTATGGCCTTGCCATTGCTTTGGTGGTAATCCAATACCCGTATTTCCCCATACACCACCTGAAACCACCAAATAGCCGTTGAATCGTTATAACCTAAGTCCCAAGCTGTATGGCAAGGGAACATAGGGTCGTAATCTACGGTGGTTATGCGCTGGCTGTCTGTTATTTGGCGCATCTCCTGACCGTAAAACGCGCCAAGGATGGCTGCTTCAAAGCTGCATAGAAACTCTTGTTCGTACTGGTCAGGTGTCATGCTGCGCTGCGCATCTTGTAATTCAGCTTCAGGCAGTAAACCTGTTTGGTCTGCCCTAAATGTACGGGTAAACCAGTGCTGGCTTTTTTGGGCTTCGTTATATACATCATAAAAGGCGTTATGGCCCTTGGGTGTGCCAATAAACACGGCCCAGCCGCTTCTGTCTGCCAATAACGGCCTTAGAACCGCGCCCCATACGCTAGGCTTCATGTCCGCATATTCATCCAAAATAACGCCATCTAGGTACATTCCGCGTAATGCATCGGGGTTGTCTGCACCAAATAGCCGTATTCTTGCCCCATTAACCAGTTCTACCCATAGTTCACTAGCGTTATGGCCTTTATAAAGGGGTTCTGCATAGCGCATTAAGTAGTCCCAAGCAATGGACTTACTTTGGCTGTGGTACGGGCTTATGTAGGCATACCGTGCGTTTGGCTTACCTTCTAGGCTGGCCCTTACTATTAAATCATTAATGCAAGCGACTGTTTTGCCTGCCCTACGGTGCGCGACAATAATAGCCCAGCGTTCTTTACGGTTGTGAAAGTCTTCAAATACCTTACGGGGGCGGTATTTAAGCTTAATTACCTTCATCTGCCCAAGCTATTCTTAAATCGCCACCATCTGCGCCAGTTACTTCATTAACTTGAGTTTCCTTCCAGCGCGCCCTAGTCTTTAACCAAAATATAGCGGCTGTTGTATTGCCCTTCTTGGCTTGGCTAAACAATGTACCTGCAATGGCTGCGTTAGCATCTATGCGGCCTTCGTCTAGTTCATCCTTATAGTATTTCGTAAGGGTATCTGCGCTTATTTTCAGGCGTGTAGCAATATCTTCATGGGGGCAGCCTAAAGCAGACAGGCGTTTAACCTGTTCTTTACTGTCCTTTGTTGGCTTATGCGGTGGCCTTCCCATAGCAGGCATTTTTATATCTCCGATAAAGTAGGGGTTTTACTACGCCCTTCATGTAGCTTAACTAAGTCTTTATTGCCGTTCATACGCTTAATAGCGCGTTCTGTGGCCTTGGTTTTCATACGGGCTAATTCATCCGTTTTACATTCACAATGCTTTAGGTTTTTAAGGGTGTAGAAAACAAAGCTGTTTCTATAGCTTTTGGCACTATGGTAGGTAATGGGGGTTACGCCATGCAGTATGTTTACCCCATCTACAATGGCAAGCCAGCCATCATCTTGGGCTAAAGCCACCCTATAGGCAGGCATTACAAAATAGCCGCCTTCTGCCATTTTCTTGCTAATAAGCACATTGCTAAATACTTGGGCCATATTGCCTGCATCTACATGGTATTTAATAGCAAAGTTCTTGTTAATGTTAATAGTGCTAAAAGGTGTGCCTGTTTTCATCCAGTCAGGGTTAATGTTGTTGGCTTCTGTTTCAAAATATTGGCTCATTTCAGGCAGTTTTGCTTGGTATGTGTTCCAAAGTTCTTGCGCGGCCTTGCTTAAATAGCCAAACATTTTGGGGTCTTGCTTAGTGTCCCCACTGAACCTGCAATAGTCTTCCCTTAACGCTACACGGGGTAATGCGCCAAATACCGTGCTATTCGTTACTACCCCTAGCGTTCTGCTGCTTTTCTTGCTGGTACTGTTTGCGCTGGCATAGTCCAAAATAGCCTTAACTTCGGGGCTAACCTTCTTGTATATACATACTAACTTGTCGTTTTCGTATATTTCGCATTCAAAGTTAATTACCCTGTCATAGTCTTTAGCAGTAGGCACTTTACCTTTATAGGCATTGTGGTCTAGCTTTAAGGGGTTTGTAATGACTATTTTTTGCATTTTTCAAGTATTAACGCCATAACAATGGTAGAAAAGTCTTCTACTTCCAGTTCTTTCTGCAGTTTTTGCAGGCCATTTACTACCGTTTCAAATTCTTGTTCATCATAGGCTAACCGCAGTATTTTGGTGTCCCCGTTCAGAAAGTTATCTAACTTTTCTTCAGGCAGCAGGCCCAGTTCTGCTTCTTGGGGCGTTGTATCTAACAGTTCGTCTAGTTCTGTTTCACTAAAGCCTAGCAGTTCAAGGTTAAAGTTGCCTTTAAGCAGTTCTTCCATTTCTAGGGCTAGTAGTTCACCATCCCAGCCTGCGTTCATTGCCAGCTTGTTGTCAGCAATAATGTAAGCCTTCTTTTGGGGTTCTGTTAAGTCGCTACAGTCAATGGTAGGCACTTGCTTTAAGCCTAGCTTGCGCGCAGCCAGTAAGCGGCCATGCCCTGCTATTACGCCATTGCCATCTACCAGTATTGGGTTTCTAAAGCCAAATTCTTTAATGCTGGCAGCAATTTGTGCCACTTGGCCTTCAGAATGGGTGCGGCTGTTCTTGGCGTAAGGTATTAGCTTATCTACAGCAACTTCTTTTATTTGCATATTTAACCAAGTAGTTAGTTAATAATGCTTAATTATAGACTTACTTTACTTCTTTATCCAAATCCTTCAATTTGTTAGCAATAGCAGCCCTGCGTTCTAAGCGTTCACGCTGGTTTTTTTCAAGCGTAGATTCATGTTCAGGGCGCAGCATTGCATCTTCTTTTTTGTATTTGCGGCTCATTGGGGTAGGTGGAATCATTTTAGCCATTACATATCCTTCATTGCTTCTTCAAGCTGTTGCCTGCGTGGTTTAGCAGTTTTGGCTGCTTCTTTAAAGTCTTTAGCACTTGGCGCGCCTTTTGCCCCTGCTTTTTTCATCTTTTCGCCTGAACCAGCCTTGATGCGTTCCCGTTTAGCGTGAATATTCGCGTATAGTCCGTTTTTCATCAGCATTTCCACCTTGCTCTAGCTGCTTTGCCCCGTTCCCCAGTCCAGCCTGCTGACCTAGCGCAGAAACTGTCATGGCGTGGGCCACTGGCTTGGGGTGCTTGTAAATTACTATTATTCTTGGCGTTATAGGCTTTTCTGCCTGCAGCCGTCATGCCTGCGCCTTCTGCTACCGTTTGGTAATGCTTGCCTTTACCCTTAGTGGTTTTAGCAATAGGTTTGTCGTGCTTTTCTACTGCTGCGGCAATGTCATCCCTGCGGCTCATTATGCTTTTTCTTCAATGTATTTAGCGTATTGTTCTTCCAGCTTGGCTTTTCTTGCGCCTTTAGCGTTTTCCCGTTCTACATTCAGGGCAATAGCAGTAGCTTGGGCGGTACTTTTGCCTGCTTTTTTTTCTGCTTTAATGTTTTTGCCGACTGATTCAGCACTTCCGCTTTTGTCTAATGGCATGATTAAGCCTTGAATTTAAGTAAATAAATGGTTGTGTCAATTTCTTGGGCAATATTATCAATAAGCTGGCAGATTTCAGGGTCTTGCGGCAAGTCTGAACGCGCTTCCTTTACAAACCGTTGCAAGGACTGCAAATAAGCTAAAGGTTCTTTAGGCATATGGTATGTGCTTGGGAATTCAGTAATTTGGCCATAAACGCCAAAGTAGGTTTCTGCTAGGGCGTCAACATGATTAATAATGTTTTCGTAAAAATGCCCTAAAGCCTTGTGTTTAGCGTAGCTTTTGGTGGCCCAATGAAAAAAATGCGCGTTTGTGCCTGAATGCAGCAAGGTTGCAAGAAACAACGCCATTGACTTTTCCATAGAAACACTCCTTTTGCAGTATTTTATACCACTTTTTGTATAATTCCTAACGCCCTAAGTGCTGCACCTACACTATCTACACGGCTTACAGCACCGCCCTTCCATTTAGCCATAAATTCTAATTGGTCGGGTGTGAACTTGGCTTTAGCATCTTTCTTAATTTCCATAAGCAAAGTTTCACCTTCGTAACCTACCAAAAGGTCAGGGCAGCCGTGTTTCATTGCAGCCAAAGACACTACAGTTGCACCTGCTTGTCGCAATGCAGCAACAATTTCTTTATGGTTAGTATCTACCCTTGCGTATGTCATTGATTATTCATGCAATTAAGTTATTATCAGTAAACTTTATCATAAAGGATGTACTGTGGCTAAAGCAAACAAAAAGAAAGATGAAGAATTTATTGCGCTTTGGAATAAATTAGGTAGTCCAACTTTAGTAGCCCAAGCGACTGGAACAAACCCTAGAAGCGTATCAAACAGACGGGCCAGTTTGGAAATTAGGTACGGCATAAAATTACCTACGCATGGTTCATTGCGTGACCCTAAAAAAGAAAAACCAAAAAAACGGGAATTGGCAGCGCACAATGTCCGTAGGGGCATAGATGTAGATAAAGTAAAACGGGTTATTGTGTTTTCGGATGCCCACTTTACCGACACCACTACAACAGCATTCAAAGCATTGTTGATAATGATTAAAGAATTCAAGCCCCAAGTGATTATTTGCAATGGCGATGCATTTGACGGGCAAATATTAAGCCGTTTTCCTAGCATTAACTACGACAAAAAGCCTAATGTATTGCAAGAACTTAACGCTTGCCGTTACCATTTAGACGAAATTGCCAAACACCGCCCAGCAGGGTGTGAATTAATTTGGACTTTGGGTAATCACGATATGCGTTATGAATCTTGGTTAGTTAATAAAGTGCCTGAATATAGCGGTGTAGATGGGTTTAGTCTTAAATACCATTTTCCTGAATGGAAGACTTGCTGGTCGTACTGGGTTGGGGAAGATACCGTAATTAAGCACCGCCATCGTGGTGGCCGTAATGCTGGTTATGCCAATTTGCTGGCTGCTGGCAATACCAACATAATCACTGGTCATACCCATGTCTTAGCTTTGCAGCCAATCACTAATTACCAAGGTACTTACTGGGGCGTACAAACTGGCTGCCTTGCTGACCCTATGTCACCTACTTTTGAATACGCGGAAGATGGGCCTAAAGACTGGCGTTCAGGCTTTGTTATGCTTTCATTTGACCAAGGGCGTATGTTAATGCCTGAAATGATTATGGTAACGGATGAATTAGAAGGTGAATTTGAATTTCGGGGCTGTATAAACAAGGTATGAAGCTGACGCCAGCCGTTCTTAGCAATTTATACGCATCTTTAGCGTGTTGCTACCCGTATAGCCGATGGAAAATGCCTTTACCTGAAGAAATAAATTTTGTAGTGACAGATGACCCTGAATTGATGGGTACTTATCTATATACCAGCGATGAATTTGAGCATACGGTAACTATATCTTCTGCACGGTGTGGCCATTACTACACGGTATTAACGACTTTATGCCATGAAATGATACATATGTCTTTCTACAGGCAAAAAGGCGATAAATGGCTGCAACATGGCAAGCCGTTCAGAACCCGTTGCAAGATGGTAGCGACAGAACTAGGCCTAGACCCACTAGAACTATAAATTGCGGTGGTAACTGTCTTTAGGATTGTTAAGCATTGACTTTATAAGTTCATCCATACTAAAAAAGTATTGAATAAACTTATACCCACCGTGTGTATAGATAGTAAAACTCATTTGGTAGCAATCAAGTAAGCCCCATAATTCGCAAAAGCATATCCAGCATACATACAAGCCAATCCAAAATCCCCTTTAACCAATTGTTCTCCAGCGATATATACATAAATTAAGCCTGTAAGAATTATTAACCAGCTACTCACCTATTAACTCCAAGGTTTTTTGTAATAGATATTCTTCTGTAACGGCATACTCTGCTTCAAAGCGTTTTCGACCCATTCCGTGAATACTGGTATTTGTTCCTCTATGGTGATGGGTGCATAACGGGATAACAGGACTGCTGCTTCGTATGCCACTTCTTCTAATGTGATGGAGTTCTGCTGGCGTTCCTTCAAAGCCCTGATGCCGACATAATGAGCATCCCAGTTCAGCAATTTTTCGGTAGGTTTCTTTTTGGGCTTTTGTGGGCATTTAAGTGTTGGCATTATCTACGCTGCGTTGTTCCAATTTTTCTGCTGATTCTGCAATATCAACTGCAATTTCCATAATTTGCACTTTATCATTGTTAGCAAGTGCGTTTTCATACATTTTAGTTAGCATTTTAAGTATTAGTAATTCTTCTGCTAGGTTAATCATAGTGTAAGCCTTTCAATTTGGCGGTTGTTTGCGGATTCTGTTTGCCAAGCCTGAAAGCGCATTTTAGCGGCTTCTAGCTTCCATTTAAGTTCTTCAGTTTGTTCTGTGGCCTGCCCAATAGCTACGCACAAGTCTTGGTATTCTTGGCTGGCGTAGGCTTCGCGTTCTTGGCCACCTAAACTTTGTTCGCTAGACTTCTTCATCATAATGGCTTTAAGGCTGCTTTTATAAACTTCAAGCTGGGCCAATTGCCCTTTAGATTGTGCAAACGCTTTGCTATGGGTAAATATGTAATTTATGGCTTCGTGTGGGTCGTATTCTTTTTCTAACATTTTCCTAATATTTCCTTTATGCGTTTTTTTACATCCGCTTCTGTATCTTTATGCTTTTCAATTAGTTCTTTAACCAGTTCCCAATTGCGGTAACGCTGGGCTATGGCTATGTAAGACTGGGCCAAATATTCAATTCTATCTTTATAGTTGTTCATCTAACTGCTTAATTTTTTGGCTTATTCGCGCCCTAAGTTGCTGCCAGCCTTCCCCTGCATACGGTGTAATACCTACTTCTTGCGCTTTTTTAAGGGTAAGTTCTTCAGTAGCGTAAAAAGGCAGTTCAGGCTTTTTAGTAACTATAGGTTCTATGTCTAGTTCATCAGTCCAGCGTTCTTGGTTCAAAAAGGTAGCAGGGTAAGGGATAAAGTCTTTAGCCGTTTCTTTTACCTTCCAATACTTAATGTAATTAGGCATGGCTTCAAGGCATTCTTGCTGCTGCATAGGGGTTAGCCTATGCCAGCTTCGTTCCGCTTCCTTACGGCCCATTTTGCGCGGATATAGGGCATAAAAGTCATTAAAGTTCACTGCTTTGTTTCCATAAGTTCACTTGTAGCGGCAATAAGCTGTTTTCTTAGGGCCTTAACTTCTTCCATTTGCAAAATTAACAGGCTTGCTGCCATCAAATGATAATCCCTGTCGTAGTCGGTTACTTCGTTTACAAAAGCTTTTAAATATTCTGCTATTTCGTATGCGTTCATAATTTTGTCCAATAAAGTAGTACGGCAGCCAATACCATTAGGGCAGCAAATATAGCAAATACCCCAATGGCAAATACTATGACTATGGTTTCTATCACTGAAGCACCCTTACGCTGGGTGGGCTTGGGGGTGTCATTGGTACTGTATAGCTAGAAGTTCCAACAGCAGCCCCATAGGGCGTTACAATTTGGTTGGGGTAAACCGTCAATGGTTGGCCAACACTATTACCGTTAGGCGTTAATACATTAACAGTATTGCCATTTTGCTGAATGTAACCAGTTACCTGACCCTGTTGGTTTTGAATTACATAGGTTTGGGCGTGTGCAGGTACGCCATAAGCAAACATTGCACCAATAATTGCGCCTAGTAAAGAAGCACCTAATAAGTCTTTCATGGTTAGTACTCCAGCCCAGCGTAGTCCATCATGTTGCACTGGTTAGCAATAAGCAGGGTGCGTAAGCCTTGCAATGCCTTGCGTAGCTGGTACTTATTGGGTTCAGGGCTTTCTGCTTCATTAATAATTAGGTACAGCAAGCCAAACACTTCGTCTTGGTCGTTGTACGACTGATAAACCGCGCTTTCAATAATGCTTACTTTGCGTTCTAGTTCTTGCAGCTTAGTAAGCGGTTTTACTTTTGCTGGGGTTTTTTTACTTTTCATTGTGTGCTTTCAAAAAGAAATAGCCCCCGTAGGGGCTTGTTAGTTATTGCTTGGCCCAATAGCCATAAACCATTTTTTGTGAACTATTCCATGTATCTTGTGGAACGCCATTCATGACAGCTACAAAATGTCCAGCTTGCCTTGCAATGTATGTGCCTGCTGGCAGGTCAATTGCTTTGGCTTTGCGGCCATTATATTTTGGTGCTTCTACCCAAAACCAGCCTAACCTATTTAAAACGGTTGTCATAACAACTTTATGAACCCCATCCCTAGCTGACTTGGCAAAACCCATGTTTTTGTTTTCTTCTGCAAGAAGTTTGTAAGCTGTTTTGTATTCCATGCCTAAAGCTATTGCAATTGCCCTAGCACCACAATCACCTGCAAGGCCCTTGTAACCTGCTTCTTTTCTGCCACCATCGTTATAAACATAATTCATTTTTCTATTCCTTTTCTATCTCACTGGTTATTCAGTACTTACAGTATAGTTAAGTTTGCTTAACAATGCAAGTGTTTTTTTAATTTATTTATTAATTAATTTATTTGTTGTTTTTTTACTACTAATTCTTAGCCCTTAAAAGAACAAGAAGAAACTAAAAGACAAACCCCCCCTACCCCCCCACAAGAAATTGTGAAAAGATACCCTGTCAATTCAGGAAAGCTAAAAAAAAGAAGAAAAAGAAAACATAAGTTCACTGGCACAAGAAAACTAATGTTTTCCCTTTCTCCAGCAGAAATAGAAAAAGCCCTTCAAGGGTAATTTCTAAGTTGAACCCACTTAACAAAAGACCAGCCAGCCTTTATTAAATGCTCAGAAACTACCCTTCAAGGGCTTTAGGCTGGTAATTCACTACGGGGTTCAATCCGCTTGCGTGAAGTATAACCTAACTAATTTAATTCAGGCCAAATAAGTTGGTATGTATTGGGAAATAGGCTTTTGCGCGTTATAAGGCCGTGACTTTCCTTTTCCAGCGTTGCTGCCAGCACTATAAGCTTGTCTTGGGGTATTTCCCCGTTCTGCCACATAGAAACCGCAGGTACAGAAACCCCTACTAGCTTGGCTATACGGGTAGGGCCACCTAAAAGTTTAATTATTGCTGTTGCATTCATTCAGGTATCTTAACAAATAAACCACAATAAGACAAATAAAACCTTGCATTGTGTTTTAAGCTGGCTTAATATGTAGATACCGCAGTTGCGGTGATAACTACCCTAACTAGGGTGAAAAAGAAAGGTAAGTATGACTAAAGAAGAAGCAAACCAACAGCAATGGGCTGACAATGTAAAGCTTGAATTTCAGCTTGAACAAGCCCTAGCAGATGCAGAACAAGGCATGATGCTAACCCTAGAACAAATAGACACTATCCGCTTTGCTTGCGGACTCCCAGCAAAACCAAGGCAAGAAAAAAGCGCAGCAGGCCAAGTTGTGTGGAATATGCTTGTTGACATGAATGCTGCCATTCAGAAAGGTATGAAATGATTATTAGCGACAGTTCAAAAGAATTTAAAATTGCCCCTGCAGGGCTGCACATGGCGCGGCTGTATAGCGTTATTGACCTAGGCCACCAAGCTACAGAATGGGCTGGGGAAACCAAAATAATGCACAAGGTAGTACTTACTTGGGAATTGCACGGGGAAGATGATGCAGGCGCACCGCTAAAAACGGATGAAGGTAAGCCCCTTATTGTTTCTAAGCGTTATACCGTGTCTTTAGGTGAACAAGCGCGGCTGCGCCAAGACCTTGAAAGCTGGAATAACAAGAAAATGACGGCTGAAGACCGTAAGAACTTTGACCTTAAAGGCTTACTGGGCAAGTTCTGCATGGTTAATATTACGCATTCAGAAGATGGTAAGTACGCCAACATTAGCGGTTTAAGCCCTATACCAAGTGCGTTGCGTAATGCTATTCCTGAAGGCATAAACCCAGTAGTACATTTTTGGTTAGCTGAATTTGACCAAGCCAAATATGATGCGCTGCCAAAGTATTACAAGGAAAAAATAACAGAAAGCAGCGAATGGCGCGGCCAAAAAAGCAAACAAGAAACGCCCGTAGATAGTGGTTTAGCTGATGATATTCCTTTTTAAGCCATGACATTTCTAGTCGCTAACATACCCCCCGTTAAGTGCTTTGTGCGTAAAGAATTTCTTTATAACCAAGAACACGGACACGGGGAACTAGAACCATGCGTATGGATGACTGCCAAAGCAATTAAAGGGCAAGCCTTCCGCATAGAATCTATGCTGACTAACTACGGTGCGCTGTACGACAAACTGCCTATAAATGCGTATGTATGGAAGGAAGTGGCAGAACCCCTGCCGCTAGACCACTTGCAGATATGGGATTGTTTGTCATACGACATGGCCGTAATTGAAAAGTCTAATTTGCGTGGCCTGAAGGTCAAATACTTTGGTAAGGGCAAGCAGTTTCATTTTGGCAATTACTTGTTCACTATTGACTTTGCTAACCCTGACAGTAATCGCTTAGATACAACTTTTAGCGAAGGTGTGGAAGAACATAAAAGCTACAACTTTATTAAGCTGGATAACGGGCAATTTGCCTGCCAGCCTAATAACCGTTGCCTTTGGTACGATGTATCGCTTGTGCCTGCGGTGCTTAAAACGCCTGATTTTAAAATACCTACAGAAGTCTATAGCGTTGAAAACCATGCTAAGTGGTCAGCAAAAGATGAATGGTTTTACAACTTTGATGAAATAAAGGAATAAGAATGATTGTTAAAGAAAAGGTGGCAGAAAGTGGTCATTGGTACACAAAAGATGGAATCCCAGCCTATACAACTGTCGGCAAAACTGGCGAACGGCCAACAACGCTACGGGATGCAAGAAAGCTTGGCTTACTCCCAAGCGTTTCAACAATTATTAACACTCTATCGAAAGCAGGCCTTGATACATGGAAGCAGCAGCAAGTCCTGTTAGCGGCTTTAACGCTGCCGCGCATGGAAGGGGAAGAAGAAAGTGTTTGGCTTTCCCGTGTAATGCAAGATTCCAAAGCTACAGGTAGGGAAGCTGCAGAACGCGGTACGGCCATACACGCCATTATTCAAAGCTGGTTTGAACAGGTTTATATGCCTGAAAAGCCACCTTATATTGATGGTGTAGTACAAGCCCTAGAAGCAGCGTATGGCAGCCAGCTATGGCTTTCTGAAAAGTCCTTTGGCCACCATTTAGGATATGGCGGTAAATGCGACCTAATGGCTAAACCAGTAAACGGTAATGGCAGTGGTTTTGTCGTGGACTTTAAAACAAAAGAAACAGACTTAGACAAAGTAGATGTTTTTTTTGACCATGAATTACAACTGGCAGCTTACCGTGAAGGCTTGGGTGTACCTACAGCGCGGTGCGCCATTGTGTTTGTTAATGGCAAAACAAACCAAGTAAAGCTAGTAGAAGTGCCTGAAGAAGCTTTACAAAAGGGCTGGGATTGCTTTCAGCATTTGTTACGGGTTTACCAAATTAGAAACGGCATATAATTAACATGGGCGGCAGGGTTAGACAAAATCTATACTCCTTCACGGGACTGCCGACCCACCCTGTTGTTTTTCTGCTACATATTAGGGTTTTCCTTCTAAATATTTAATTAAATACTCTTGCATTGTTAAGGTAACTTAACCTATACTGTTTTTACTGCGCGTTGCAGTGAAATAGAAAAGGAAACCAAAATGCAAGTAATTCAAGTAGAAGTAACCAAAGTTGACCAGTTAGGAATGTTGCTGGCCCAAATAGCTGACTTGGAAGCCCAAGCAGAAGTTATTAAAAACGAACTAAAGCAGCATGAAGGCCACATTGAAGGTAGCCTTTACAAAGCCTGCGTTACCCTGTCCCAGCGCAATACCGTTGACAACAAAGCTGTTTACGCTGCCGCTAATGTGCCTGCAGAACTTATTGCTGCACATACCAAAACCACTGCTGTTATTACCTTAAAAGTGACTGCGAGATAATTATGTCAAATAACTACTTATGTTCCATGTATTGCGGTGACACCTACCTAGACATTTACGGCAGCGTAGATGAAGATGACCCTACCGTAGGTCATGTAGGCGGCATTGACATTGAAGATGTACGCATTGCTGAATCTGAAATTAGCGTACTGGAAATGATACACGGTCTTAACTGGGCCAAATTTAATGAACAAGCCCATGAAGCTTATGCTGGAAGGAATGACGCATGAAAGAATTTATTTTAGGCGGCCTTATGGCCGTCATTATTTGCGCGGTTGTTTTTGGTACTAACTACCTTAGAACGGGGTATTTAATATGAAAATGGCTAATAAACACTTTAAAGGGTGGTGCGAACTAATGGAATTTGGGCGTATGCCATCTGAAGTTAAATGGATGTTAAAAGAAGCCTTTTCTGCTGGTTTTGTTGCAGGTGTATGCACTATGGAAAAAGCTGCAGAAGCCAGTTCAATAAAAATATTAGAAATTAAAGAAGATGATTAAGGTAGAACTTACCGATACAGAAGTAGAAATATGCACAATTATTGGCAAAATTAGGCATTTAAAAACTTCTGCGGTATGCAATGAACAGAAGCAGTCTGAACTAGATGCTATGCAAATATCTATTGATGGGGTGCTTTCTGAATACATTGTGGCCAAGCATAAAGGCTGGTTTTTTGACCTTAATTGTGATGTACGCAAGTTTGGTGCTGACTTAATAGCACCTACGGGCCATAAGCTTGATGTTAAAAGTACGCGGCTTAAAAACGGCAATATGACCGTAAGGTATAACCACAATAAAAAAGACTATGACTTTTATGTATTGGTAGAACTTACTGAAGAAAACAACGGCTTAATTATTGGCATAGCCCCTAGAAGCGTAGTTATTGATGAAGAAAATACTATGGTTTCTAAGGCTACTGGCCAGCCCTATTACCTTGTACCTAAAACCAAGCTAAAGGAGTTTAAAAAATGACAGTTCCATACAACAATGGCAAAGTAAAAATAGGCATTAACTTCCAGCCTAAACGGTATGTAGAAACCGATACCGATATGCTAATGCTGCAAAGTTACCTAATTGAAGACCCAGTTAGGCTAAATAGGCGTTATTGGCTAAATAAGCTGTATTTGGGCGCGGTAATGTTTTTACTGCTAATTATTTGGCTATACAACTAAATATTTAGAAACCATTTCAATTTTGGCTTTTCTGTCAGCAATACCAATAGAACCGCCATTTATGCGTTTTGTCATGGTTTCTATGTCGTTTGCATCAGCAAGGGCGTTAAGGCCCTTTTTATTCCAAAACCAGCCTGCAGAAAGGGCTGCATAGCGCGGTTCTTCTAGTAGCTGGGGGTTAGCTACCAAGTCCATGCCTAACGCTTCTGTAACGGCTTTATAGTTGTCCTTACCCGTTAATTGAATCAATCCGCGCCCTATGTATTTTGCCCCGTCACCATCTTCTGTATTGCCCATTCTGCCGCTATAAACCTTATTTGCTATTCTTTCAGGCTTTCTTGCGTATTCTTCAGCAAATTCTTCATTAGGAAAGCGGCTAGGCCATGTAGCAACTAAGCCTTTTGCGCTGTAGTTCAGGTTTTCTTTTAACTGTTTAAAACCGCCTGATTCGTGCATACACTGGCCAATAAAACAAGCTTGGCGTTTAGGGGTGTTAATTTCATACTTTTCAAAAGTTTCTAGCAAGGGTTCTAGCCATTTGCCTTCAATACCTAAACCTAATAATTGGGCTTCAAGCATCTTTCTTTTCCTTCGCGCGCATATCCATTATCTTTTCTAGGGTGCGGCCACCAAAATAAAAGGACATGATTAGCATCCCCCACTGGCCCAGCAGTTCTACATAAGCCTTGTTTGTATCTAGGTTAAATGCAGACATCATGGCAAATACAAAGTAGCCACCAAGAATAAAAATAAGGGTCATTGGGCGTATGTTTTTGGAAAGCCAACTGTCGCTGTTCATGTCAGCTTGCAGCCTTGCAGTTAA